GGTATTTTTGTTGGATCTGCTGTGATGGATGCTTCTGTCGACAGGATCACAAATCTACATTTTGAAATCCTCGCTAAAGCGGGTGGACATGAAATACACCAAAAATATGAAGCAATTAGGAAGTTGAACCTTACGGGTGATTCTTCAAAGAGTAATATCTCTGTATCTGCAAGGTCAGCAATATTGAAATGGGCTGACGCTAAACAAGGATACATAGCCAGCCAACTGGACGATCGAGATTATGGCGACCTCATCGCCAAAGCTGTAATCTTTGTCCCGATGTCTGTTATAACAGGAGGGAAAAATCCGAAGGATTTAATACCTTACGGAGTTGTCGCTGCAGTGTTAATTTTTGTTCCTGAAACGTTGACACTACTGGATGAGATAGTTATTAATTTAATGCATGATAAGAAACCTTTGTCATCAATTTTATTGACAAAGATACTCAGAGACATGAAAATTGATGTCTGTGGTAGTAATTTTGATTCATTTTATTACTGCCCAATTTCGAGGTATAATAGACATATTATTAAGCTAGCTGGTGCATTACCTCAAATGCCGACTAGCGTTAGATTATCAGTTAATGATTTAGCTCGAGTAGCTATTTCCGAAGTACATAACCAGCTTATTTCGGATAAACAGATGTTTTTCAAACTACCAACTGGTTTTTCGCCAAAAGTGCATTGTTTAAAAGTACTTTGCACTACTGAAATGGAAATTTTTCAGAAATGGGTTAGAACGTTCATGTCTGATAGACCGAACGAATTCATCTATTCTGACCAGTTTAATATATTATCTAGGACCACCTACTTTTCTTCAGATGATCCTTTTTCATTTTTTACTCTTTGGAGGGGATGGTCAACCTACAAAGAAATACTCTCTCAAGATCAAGCTTCAAGCTTTCTTGAAGCCATAGGAAGTGGAAAGCCGTTGAGAAGTTCAATCGCTACTTTTCCATCAATGTTTGATGAAGGTGCTATTTACATCAGATATGAATGGATAACTCCAAAAGATTCAGCAAATTCGAAGAAGGCTGGCTCTTCAGCACCGAGCGCGCCTAAAATGTAGAAGATTTGTCCTTGAGATTCGCATCTGGAGCAGCCCGGCCTAGTCACCCGGAGCCAGATCGAGCTAAAACTCGAGTTGAATTCCCCAGCTCCAACAAACATGAT